TAATATTCTTGGTGATGGTGATATTGAACTTACACCACATAATATTGTATGGACAGTAAAACCTGAACAAAGATTACTAAATCAATATCAAGAAGCATTTAGTAATATAATAACACCACCAGGTCCTAAGTTAGTCAAATAATGGATAGTTTAAATTATTCTGGTGTGTGGATATCAGAAGGACATACTATAAGTTTTTATTCTTTAGATGAAAATACTATGGAAATTACTGAAAATTATAGAGTAAATGGTAAAGAAGTTAATACAACTCAAGAAGTTAATTTACAACAAGCAATAGATTATCAAGAAAGGTATATAAAATTAGGATATGATAAAATTTCATAAAGTTAGATATAAAAACTTTTTATCTACAGGAAACGAATTTACAGAGATAGATTTATCTAAAAATAAAACATCACTTATAATCGGTGCAAATGGTTCAGGTAAATCAACATTACTTGATGCTTTGACATTTGGTTTGTTTGGTCGTGCTTTCAGAAAGATACCAAAAACATCTTTGATAAATTCTATAAATCAAAAACATACTGTAGTTGAAGTAGATTTTCAAATTGGTAGAAATCAATATCGTGTAATGAGAAGTATAAAACCAAATAAATTTGAGATATATCGTGATGGAAAATTATTACATCAAGATGCTTCTGTTAGAGATTATCAAGCTATTCTAGAACAACAAATACTTAAATTAAATTATAAATCATTTACTCAAGTTGTTGTATTAGGTAGTTCTACATTTACACCATTTATGCAATTAAACATACCAGAAAGAAGAGCTATCATTGAAGATATACTTGATATTCAGATATTCTCTGTAATGAAAGATTGTTTGAAACAAAGAGCATCAACATTAAATAATGAACAAAAAGAAATAAGAAATAATATCAAGATTGGTGAAGCAAAGATTGAAGGTCAAGAAGAAGCAATGAAACGATTAGAAGAAAATCGTGATGAAATGATTGATAAATTGACTAAAGATATTAATGAACATCAAAAAGATATTGATGAATTAAATGTGAATGTTGACCATGGTTTACAAACAGTTGGAAATTTAAAAGAAAAAATTAGTGATGAAAAAGAAATAAGAGAAAAACTTTCTCAAACATTGAGTGATGAAAGACAATTTGAATCAGAAAGAAAAAAATTCATTAAAGAGTTAAAATTTTATGAAGATAATAATGAATGTCCAACTTGTAAACAAGAGATAGAATCAGACCATAAAAAACAGATGTGTTGTGATACTACAGAAAGTTTAAAAGAGATTGATAAAAAACTTAATGAAAGAAGTATTACTATTGAAGAAGTTAATACTAGACTTGAAGAAATATCTAAAGTACAAAGTGAAATATCGTGGTATCAAGATGAAATACAAAAACAACAAAATTCTATTTCTACTAATGAACAATATATTGATAAACTTCAAAAACAAATAGACGAACTTTCAGAACAAGAACATACAGAAGATGATAAAGATAAACTTGAAAAGTATCGTAAAGCATTAGAAGTATTAGAAGGTATGGATGCTAACTTATCAGAAGATAAACATTATCACGATTTAGCTGAGATATTACTAAGAGATAGTGGTATTAAGACTAAAATTATAAGACAATACTTACCAATTATGAATAAATTGATTAACAAGTATTTAGCATCTATGGAGTTTTTTGTTCAGTTTGAACTTGATGAAGAATTTAATGAAGAAATTAAATCTAGATATAGAGATAATTTTTCATATTCATCATTTAGTGAAGGTGAAAAAATGAGAATTGATTTATCATTATTATTTACTTGGAGAGCTGTTGCAAAGTTAAAAAATTCAGTAAACACAAATTTATTAATTCTTGATGAAGTGTTTGATAGTTCACTTGATGAAGGTGGAACAGATGAATTTTTAAAAATACTTCATACACTAGATGATAATACAAACACATTTATTATATCTCACAAAGGAGAAACAATGAATGAAAAATTTAATAACATAATTGAATTTGAAAAAACAAATAACTTTAGTAAGATAAAAGAAAAATGATAGTAAAAAATGAAAAAGATTTAAGAGAAAAATGTCCTGAGTTTGATTTTGATAATCCTATAGTAGACCCTATAGAATTAAAAAATGAATTAATAGATGCAATGTTTAATCATGCAGGATTAGGAGTATCAGCAAATCAGATAGGATATAAAACTAGAGTTTTTGCAATGAGAGGAGAAACTAAACAAGATTCAGTAGTTTGTTTCAATCCTAGTATTGTAGATTTTTCTCCTGAAATGAATACAATGGAAGAAGGTTGTTTATCATTACCTGATGTGTTTGCTAGAGTTGTCAGACCTTCTCATGTTGCAATCAAATATGTAAATGAATTACAAGAAGAAGAAGGACAACTTGCTGAAGGATTAACCTCTAGAGTATTTCAACATGAATTAGACCATTTAGATGGTATTCTTTTCATTGATAGAATAGGTGAATTTGCTAGAAGAAGAGCATTTGAAAAAGCAAGAAAGATACAAAAAATGAGAAAAAGAGGTAAAGAAAAATACAAAGCTCGTTTTAGATTATGAAACTTAATAATGCATCATTATCAGATTGTATAAAAGTTTATAGTAATATATTTTCTAGTGATTGGTGTGAAGACTTAATAACATATTTTGAAAATAGTTTATATGTTAGAACAGACGACCACAGAAAACAGTCTAATGAAATGCAACTTATAGGCGACCCAAGACCTGATGCTATAGATTATAAAAATTACTTATTTGAAAAACTGTATCCATTAGGTTCTAAATTTGAATCATATTTACATTCACTTTGTCATGAAGATTATAAACCTCATGATAAACCACTAACTGATATTTACAATACAGGTTTCCGTTCATTACAAATACAAAGATACACACCAGAAGACAAAGGATACTCAGCTGTTCATGTTGAGTCTGGTCAAGAACATTATAAAAAATATTTAGCAGTAATAGTATATTTAAATGATGTAGAAGGTGGTGAAACTATATTTTCTATGGGTGATACATCAATAACACCTAAAACAGGTTCTGTAGCAATATGGCCAGCTGGATTACCTTTTTATCATTGTGGTCTTAAATCAAAAACAACAAAATATATTCTTACTACTTGGTTTGAGTTCATGTAATCATGGCTTTTGTTGTCACGGAAGCATGTATCAAGTGTAAACATACTGATTGTGTAGAAGTATGTCCTGTTGATTGTTTTCATGAAGGTCCTAATTTCTTAGTTATAAATCCAGATGAATGTATAGATTGTGGATTATGTGTTCCTGAATGTCCTGAAGAAGCAATTTTTTCAGAAGATGAACTGACAGAAAATCTAATACCTTTCATTGAAATAAATGAAGAATTGTCAGAAGTGTGGCCAGTAATAGATGAAGTAAAAGATTCTTTACCAGAAGCTGAAAAATACAGTAAAATCAAAGACAAATTACATTTATTAGAAAGATAAACTTGACACCGCCGGTACCCTTTTAGTATACTATAACATAATAAAGAAAGAGGTAAAAAATATGTCACATTTCGTAAACGACCAAATAGCAGATGAAGCAATGATGAAAGTTGATTCTATGACTGACCCTGCTGTTATCAGACAATGTATAATGAGAGGTCTAACATTAGACCTGTTTATTGATATTAATGAAGCAAGAGATTTACTATTAGATTCTATCTTTGATGAATTAATGTCAGCACCCGGACCACATGGTTGATACCGCGGGAACACTTTTTATATAATATAAACATGATGAAGAAAGAGGTAAATACAATCAATTCAAATAAAGATATTCTTGCTAAACTAATGGCAACAGAGAATATTACAGTTATCCATAAAAAAGTTCCAACAGCTTATTTTGATGTTAAAAGTAGAACACTTTGTTGTCCTATTTTAAAAGATGAAATGAGTCCTGAACTTACAGATTTATTTATGGGACATGAAGTAGGACATGCTTTGAATACACCAGAAGAAGGTTGGCATGACGCAGTATGTGAAAAAGGTATGTTATTTAAAGGATATTTAAATGTTATTGAAGATGTTAGAATAGAAAAGAAAATAAAATCAAAATATCCAGGATTAAGAAAATCTTTTTACAGTGGTTATAAAGATTTAGCTAATCAAGACTTTTTTGGAATCAGAGGTAGAAATATTCATGAAATGATATTGATTGATAGAATCAATCTTTATTTCAAGATAGGTTCAATAACTCAAATAGAATTTAGTAAAGAAGAACAACCATACATTGATAGATGTAATAAATTAGAAACTTTTGAAGAAGTTATGGAGTTAGCTACTGAATTATTTGAAAGACAAAAAGAACTTACAGAAAATGAAGTAGAATCTATGACAGATTTAGAAGTTCAAGATATGTTAGAAGATTTAGGACTTGATGATTCAGAAGAAGGAGAATCAGAATCAATGACTGTAGAAGTTTCAGAAAGTGATGATTCAGATAATACTCAAGATGGTTCTAATGCAAAGTCAGAAGATGAAGGTCAAGATTCAGATGAAAGTTCAAGCTCAACGGATGGGTCAGAGAACTCAAGCCAAGAAGATGTCGAATCATCTGAATCATTTTCAAAATCACCAAAAGGATTATTGACAGATGAAAAAATGAAATCTATTTCAGATGAAGCTTTCAGAGAAAAAGAAGAAACATTATATGATAATGATGATTATTCACCAGAACCTCAGTATTTAGAAATACCAGGTAAAGTTAAATATAATAATTTCATTGTTGATTATAAAGAAATTGATTCTAAATTTAAAAGATTAAATAGACAATATGTTAAAAATCATGTAAAAGAATTTGTTAACTCAAACAAAAAAATTATTAACTACATGGTTAAAGAATTTGAAATGAAGAAAGCAGCTGCTGATTACAAAAGAAGTTGGTCTTCAAAATCTGGTGAACTTGATATGTCAAAAATACATCAATACTTATTAAAAGATGATATATTTAACAGAGTTCAAATAACTCCTGATGGAAAAAATCATGGTGTAGTTATGTTATTAGATTGGTCTGGTTCAATGCATGGGTCAGTTGAAGCAACAATGGAACAAGCAACTTTACTTTCAATGTTTTGTAGAAGACTTTCAATACCTTTTAGATTGTTTGCTTTTTCTGATGGTTATTATGGTAAAACTGATACATATAGAAGTGAACTAGTTGATAAAATATATAGAGCAGACTATAATTCTAAAGAAAGAGAAAAATTAGAAAAAGAATTAAGAGATTATGAAAGTAGTAAAGTATTTGGAATTGCAACTGAAAAAGAAAATGAATATCCTGATTTAGGTAAGTTTCATCTTTTAGAAATATTCAATGAGTCAATGTCAAATAATGAATTTAATAAAGCAATGGAAAATTGGTTTCAAATATCACAAGCAATTGAAAATCCTTACTACTACAACGATTCTGATTTAACTTTTGATACTGAATTTGGTATTCCTAGTGGTTTGAATTTAGGTGGAACTCCTCTTGACCATTCATTGTTCGTAATCAGAGATTACTTAAAAGATTTTAAAGAAGACTATAATATTGATATTTGTAGTTTGATTACACTAACTGACGGAGCAAGTCATAGATTTACTGAAAGAAATACTAGACTAGTTGATAGAAAAATTAATAGAGTTTTTGATTTATCTCTAAGAGGTTATTACAATGGAACAACTCATAAAATTTTAGATTGGGTAAAAGAAACAACAGGTGTTAGAACAATAGGATTTTACATAACAAATTGTAAAGCGTCTGATATAGCATGGGAAGGTAAAAATTTCTGTGGTTCAAATACAGATTCTTATGGTGATGAATATGATAAGAAAAGAAAAGAATTTATGAAATTATCAACATCATTTTCAGATGGTTGTTATGACTTAGCAATTCTAATTAATCAAAAGAAATTAAAATTAAATTATGATGAAGATGAACTTAATGTTAATTCAATGGATGAAGGTGCAAACAAAGGAACTCTAAAAAGAGCTCTTGTAAAAGCAGGTAGTAATAAAATGAAACAGAGAGTTATCTTAAATCAATTTGTAGAACAAATGGCAGTATAATATGAAGAAACACGGACCAACAAAAGCAAACATGACCGGGAGAGCAACAGGACAAGATGTTGTTATGACTCCACCAGAAACGGCACATTGGATAGTTAATTATTTTGAACCATCAGGAAAACTATTAGAACCTTGTAGAGGTGAAGGAGCTTTCTATAATGCTTTAGTAGATTATAACCATGAGTGCAAAGGATTATCAGTTGAAGCTGATGATGTAGATTGGTGTGAAATATCAGAAGGTAAAGATTTTATGAATTATGATAAACAAGTAGATTGGATTATAACAAACCCACCATACAGTATATTTGATTCATTTTTAAAGAAGGCAATGTCTATATCTGATAATATAGTATTTTTTGTTCCATTATCAAAATTATTTAAATCAAAAACAAATGATATTGATGTTTACCAATATGGTGGTATAAAAGAAATAATAAACATGGGAACAGGAACTAGACATGGTTTCGCTATGGGGTTTCTTGTAGGTGCTATTCATTATCAAAAGGACTATCAAGGAGATATTAAATATACCAGAAGTCCGGGAGCGATGAAATAAAACTTGAAACCGCATGAACACTTTTTGTATAATATAAACATAATGAAAAATAATCAATTAAATAGCGAGGTAAATATATAATGATTAAATTGACAGCTCAACATGAGAAATTTATTGACGCAGCTGCTGGGTTATATCCAGGACAAGCTGAGTTTTCAAAATCACAAATTAAAAAAATTGTGAAAGAAACAGGATGTCCAAATCCTTCTTGGTTGCAAAAACCAGCTTATAGGGTAGGACATGGAACTTACTCTTTAGAACTAGCAGGTGTTGCAGTTCAAAATAATGTAGTTAATCTACCTGTAGGTTCTACTGCAGTGGGAGCTCCTAACATTGTTAGTGATGTTTCAGTAGTTCCAGAAGTTGTAAAGGAATATGTTCCTTTTGGACACTTCAAAGATTTAAAATCAATTATCAGTTCAGGATTATTCTTTCCTGTCTTTATTACAGGATTATCAGGTAATGGTAAAACTATGATGGTTGAACAAATATGTGCTAAACTCAAAAGAGAATGTTATAGAGTTAATGTTACGGTTGAAACTGATGAAGATGATTTAATCGGTTCAAATACTTTAGTTGACGGAAACATAGTTTTCAGAGAAGGACCTGTTCTCAAAGCAATGAGAAAAGGTGCAGTTCTTTTGATTGATGAAATTGATTTAGCATCTAACAAGATTATGTGTCTTCAATCAATACTTGAAGGTAAAGGTTATCTTAATAAAAAGACAGGTGAGTATGTTTCACCTGAGAATGGTTTTACAGTTGTTGCGACAGCGAACACTAAAGGTAAAGGTTCAGATGATGGGAGATTTATCGGGACTAATGTTTTGAATGAAGCTTTCCTTGAAAGATTCTCAATCACAATGGAACAAGAATATCCTTCTAATGCAATTGAGAAAAAAATTCTCAATAAAGAGTTTGATAAACTTGAAGTAAAAGATGCTTCTGGTTTTGCAACTAATCTAATAACTTGGGCTGATGTAATCAGAAAAAGTTTTTATGAAGGAGCTATTGATGAACTAATTTCAACAAGAAGACTAGTTCACATAGCACAAGCTTTCAAGATGTTTGACAATAAAATGAAAGCAATTGAAATGTGTGTTTCAAGATTCGATTCAGAAACTAAATCAACTTTCTTAGACCTCTACACTAAAGTAGATGCGGAAGCTGTTGAACTTGATGAAGTTAAAGTTGAAGTTGAAGAAGATGAATATAAAACACCAGACAATGATGAAAATATATTTTAAGAGTTTTACCTCGGTCTCGGCCTCGAAAGAGGTCGGGATTTTTACTATCATGGATAGGAGATAAATAACTATGACAAAGAAAAAATTAAAAAGAATGGAAAGAGATATAAGTAAAATGAAACATTCTCTGGAACTAGTAAGAACAATAGTCCCAGTCTCAACATTAATTTTACAAATAATTATATTAGGAAAAATCGTATGACACAATATGAAGAATTAGTTGAAAAACAAAGAATAAAAATAGAAGCTGAAAAGTGGGCGAGTGGTATAAAATGTATTCATTCACATTCCTCAGATTCTATGTGGTATGCATCAGATAGAAGTGATGGTTCAGTTTTAGATATTGAGTATAATGATGGAAGTGTTATGAGAACTATTAAATCAACAGATGAAGTAGTTATGTTAGGTAAAAGACTTTCAGGTGATGAACTAGTATCTGCTTATCAGAGAGGTGGTATATAATGGATTTTATTATAGGATTTATATTTACAATTCTAGCAGGTATATTTGCTTATGGTTCATGGCATATAGATGAAGAACAAAGAATCGGTAGAGGATTACATCTACCATGGGAAAAACAGAAAAGAAAAATTTTTGACAAGTCAGATTTAGAATATAAAGATGGCGATAATACTTAAGGAGATATATGGATTTTTTATATAATTTATTTTGGTTCCCAATAAATTCATCAGTATTTTTAATTAATATTGGTATATGGGGATTAGTAGGATATTTAATTTACGAAGCTATTCGTAAGTATAGAAATAAATAGGGGCTTCGAGCTCGGGTAGGGACAGGTGTTTAACCGTATACAAAAAGAACACATTTTTTCAGCTTTGTCTGTATCGAATTAACACCATCCCGCCAGATTTTATTTTATGATTTTATATTTAGAAAAACAATTAGACAAAGCATATAATGTTTATATGAAAGAGTCAATGAAACATGGTAGGTCTTATATGACTAAAAAAGAATTTAGAACTATGTTTGAACAAATAATGGAAGTAGTATACAAAAATGACACCACCGATTGAATTTGTAAAAAGAATTGGACCGGGTAAGTGTTCAAAGTGTGGAGTATACATTGAAGCAGATGTAGAAATGCATGTAGCTACTAATTTAACAGGTAGACCGAGTTTAATTAAAGACCAATTGGTTATTATTGAACCGGAATTTTGTGAACAATGTTATAAAAAAATAGTGCTATCGTAGCTCAGTTGGTAGAGCAGCTGATTTGTAATCAGCAGGTCGTCAGTTCAAGTCTGACCGATAGCTCCATTTGACAAATAATGAAAGTGAGGATACAATTATATAATGAATGATTATTTAGTAGAAACAGTTGATACCATGAATGGTATTCAAAAAATATATAAGTTTGAAAACGGTTATGGTGCTAGTGTTATATGTCATGACGGTTCTTATGGTGGTCCATATAAAAAGAATGGACCTAATTTGTGGGAGATTGCTCCTTGGGACGAATATAAAGAATTTATTGGTGTTTCTATCTTAGAATGGAATGATGATGTGAGAGGACATTTAACTGACCCTGAAATTGATAGAATTTTAAGAAAGTTGCAGAGGATATTATGATACAGAAAGTGAAAGAACAAGTAGAATTTTGTAGATGTAATTGGAAAACTATTTTTCTAGGTAGTTTCTTTTTACATTTTATATTTGATTGGTTTGTATTTGGTTTGGGTATCATGTTTGGAATGCATATAGGACATTAATTATGAAAAAATTTATAATGTGGGTTGTTGATTGTTGGAGAGTAGTAATGGACAATAGATATAACCCTTTAAGATATATACCAGACCCAAGTTTACAATTATATTTTACACTAGTATTATTTACTTTATGGTCTGTATATTTTGGATTTCTTGCTTCATATTATATGGGGTGGTTAGGATATGATATTATCACAAGTATTATTGTTCATATCGGAGTAGTATTACCAATAGGTTTTACAAATGCAGTCTTCGTTGATGCTGAAAGAGACGGACATAAATGGTTAAAAGATTGGAGAAAAGAAAAGTGAATATATTTTATTTAAATGAAAGTCCTGAGATAGCAGCTGTTGAACATAATGATAAACATTGTGTAAAGATGATACTTGAATCAGCACAAATGTTGTGCACAGCTCATAGAGTTCTTGATGGTGATGAAAAAGCTGATAAACTTTTCATGTATAAAAAAGCTCATGTCAATCACCCAAGCACAATATGGGTAAGAGATAATGTTCATAATTATTGGTGGTTGTATAGATTATTTGTAGCGTTATGTGATGAATACACATACAGATATGAGAAAGCTCATACAACAGATTTAAAATTAAGAGAAACATTGAGAACACCACCTAAAAATATACCTATAAATAGAAAGTTTTATCAACCACCTCAATGTATGCCAGAAGAATACAAAGGTAAAGATTCAGTTGAAGCATATCACAAATATTATATGGGTGAAAAAAGTAGTTTTAGCACATGGAAAATGAGACCAATACCAACATGGTATACAGTATGACAAAATGGCATGGTGGTAAAGGTTCTAAAAGAAGACCAGAAGATTCTAAAAAGTATGAAGAAGCATGGGAAAAAATATTTGGTCAACCTAGAACAAAAGAAAAAACAAAACACAACAAAAAGAAACTTGACAGGACAGAAAACAATAGTATAATAGACACATGAGTTTGAAAAATGTAGATTATAAATTTAGTGAAGGTGAACTTATAGAGGAGTTGGGTCAGTATATTGATTCAACATATTCTAAAGATGAAGGTTCACATTATAATCAAAATAAATTTCAAGCAACTGAATTTATAGTAGACGGTGGTCATGGAGAAGGATTCTGTATAGGAAACATTCTCAAGTATGCTCAACGCTATGGTAAAAAAGAAGGCTATAATCGTAAAGACTTATTAAAAGTTTTACATTATGGTATAATTGCACTGCATGTGCATGATTTAAATAATGGAGAAAGTGATGAAACTAAGTAGCAATACTCTTAATTTGTTGAATAATTTTTCAACAATTAATTCCGGTATTACAGTTAAGACCGGTAATGAAATATCAACTGTATCAGCAATGAAAAATATCTTTGCAAAAGCAATTGTAGATGAAACCTTTGAACAGGAACATTCAATCTATGATTTATCAGAATATCTAGGAGCAGTATCTTTATTTGATACACCAGACTTTGTATTCAATGGTGAATCTGTAGATGTTTCTGAAGGAGATAATTCAGTAAGATATTATTATGCTGACCCTCAAATGGTTATATCACCACAAAAAGATATAACAATGCCTGAACCAGAAATTACTTTTGATTTAGATGAAGATGTTCTTTCAAGTTTATTAAAAGCATCTTCTGTATTATCATTACCTGATATGGTTTTATCAAGTGATGGGAATACAGTTCAGTTAACAGTAAAAGATAAGAAGAACGCAACATCAAATGTTTATAGTAGAACTGTAGCACAAGGTAATGGTTCAACTTATGAAATGTTTTTAAGAATGGAAAATATTAAAGTATTACCAGGTAGTTATACAGTTTTTGTATCTTCAAAAGGAATAGCTCACTTTACTAATAGAAATATATCAGTAGAGTATTTTATAGCTCTAGAACCAGATTCAAGTTATAATGAAGCTTAATCATGAAAGAAGATTTTTTATGGGTTGAAAAATACAGACCTAGAAATATCAATGATTGTATTCTACCAGAAGAAACAAAAAAAATATTTTTAGACTTTGTAAACAATAAAGAAATTCCTAATTTGTTATTGTGTGGCACTGCGGGTGTTGGTAAAACAACTGTAGCAAAAGCACTATGTAATGAATTAGATGCAGATTTTGTTATGATTAATGGTTCAGAAGAAAGAAACATTGATACTCTAAGAGTTAAAATAAAACAATTTGCATCAACAGTTTCACTTGGTGGTGGTCCAAAGATTGTAATATTAGATGAAGCTGATTATCTAAATCCACAATCTACTCAACCAGCACTTCGTGGTTTTATAGAAGAATTTTCAAAGAATTGTAGATTCATCTTTACTTGTAATTATAAAAATAGAATCATTTCTCCATTACATTCAAGATGTAGTGTTGTTGATTTTACCATTGAATCAAGTCAGAAACCAACAATAGCAAATGGGATATTCCAAAGAACTTTAGATATTCTTAAATCAGAAAACATAGACTATAATGAACAAGTTGTTGTTCAATTAGTTCAAAAGTTTTTTCCAGATTTTCGTAGAGTTTTAAATGAACTTCAAAAGTATTCAGCTTCAGGTAAAATAGATAGTGGTGTATTAGCTAATCTTGATGATGAAAATTTAAATGAAGTATTAGGTTTTATTCGTGATAAAGAATTTTCTAAAATGAGAAAATGGGTTGCACTAAATATACATAACGACCCACAAGCTATCTATAGAAAAATATACGATTCTTTATTTACTAGAATGGAAAATAGTAGTGTTCCTCAAGCAATTATTATCTTGAGTGATTATACATATAAGTCAGCTTTTGTTGCTGACCAAGAAGTCAACATGGTAGCATGTATGACTGAATTAATGATGGAGTGTAAATTAAATTGAAATATAGAAACATAACAGAGATAAGACCATATAGAGTTGTAAAAACATATGGTAATGAAACAGGTCATTCATGTGCTTTTAGACAATGGAAAGCTGATTCACATTGTAATCTAATTCATGGATATGCTTTAGGTTTTGAAATAACATTTGAGTCTTCAACATTGAATGAACAAAATTGGGTTATTGATTTTGGTGATTTAGGTGTATTGAAAAAATATCTTAAAGATACTTTTGACCATACATATGCTGTTGCAACAGACGACCCAATGTTAGAACATTTTGTTAATCTTAATGATGAAGGTTTGATTGATATAAGATTAATGAAAAATGTCGGTTGTGAAGCGTTCGCTGAACTTGTCTTCAATTTTTGTGTAAGTGAGTTTGAAGATGATAGAGTTAAAGTAAAATCAGTTCGTGTTTTTGAACATGGAGCAAATAGTGCTGTATTCGGAAATTTTTAAAAGTATTCAAGGAGAAGGTCATTATACAGGTGTGCCAACAACTTGGTTAAGATTTTTTGGTTGTAATTTAGAGTGTAATGGTTTTGGTCAAGACGACCCAACAGACCCTTCAACATATAAATTACCATATAAAGATTTTGATTTAATTGAAGTTAAGAATGTAGAAGATTTACCTGTATGGAAATATGGTTGTGATTCATCTTATTCATGGTCAAAAAAGTTTGCAAAGATACAAAAAAATGAAACAGAAGAAGAGGTTGCAAAGAAATTATTTGACCAAATGTATGATGAAAATACTCATATAGCTTTTACAGGTGGTGAACCATTAATGAAAGCAGCTCAAAAGAAAACTGTAAAAATTTTAGAAGAAATGGAAAATTTATGTAGAGGTAAATTTCGTAAAAGATTTAAATATATTACATGGGAAACAAATGGAACAAGACCAATAGAAAATGTATTACATAATTACTTATCTTCAATGGGTCATGAAGTAGAATATTTCTTTTCAGTTAGTCCAAAGATGTTTAATACTAGTGGTGAAAAAGATGCTGTATGTCCTGAAATAGTAAAACAGTATCATGATATATCAGATGTTGGTCAATTAAAATTTGTATGTAATGGAACAGATGATTCATGGAATGAGATTGAAGAATCAATAGTAAAGTTTAGGGATGCAGGTGTTAATTATCCTATTTGGATAATGCCTGTAGGAGCAACAGAAGAAGCTCAAGATGATAACGCAAAAGAGATTACACTTCAAACAATGGAAAGAGGATACAATGTATCAGCAAGAGTTCATTGTTATATATTTGGTAATCAAATAGGAACATAATGGATAAAGTATTAGTAGTATTAAGTGGTGGTTTAGATAGTTCAGTTGCAACTATGATGTGTATTGATAAGTATGGTAAAGATAATGTTCAAGCTGTGACTTTTGACTATAATCAAAAACAAAAATTAGAAATATTAAAAGCAACTACTCTTTGTAGATGTTTAGAAATAGAACATACAATTCTTGATTTATCTGTATTAGGAACAATAGCACAACCAATGTCAGCAAACATATCAGGAACAAAAGTTGATATGCCAAACATTAAAGAAGTGTTAGGAGACCCTCAACCTGTCACTTATGTTCCTTTCAGAAATATGATTTTACTATCACTTGCAATGAGTCATGCAGAAGTTCAAGGTTGTAATAAAGTAATTACAGGTTTACAAGTTCATGATGAATATGGATATTGGGATACAACACAAAAGTTTGTTGATACAATGAATAGTGTAGCTTCTCAAAATAGAACTCATTCAGTATCTATAGAAGCACCATTTAGTCAAATGTCAAAAGCA